ACACCCCGAAGCCCGCATAGCTCTAGGCTTCCAGCTCAGCAAGCTTTGGCAATTCAGCACCAGTGTCGAAAAAGTGTCGAAAATCCCTAATCGGTCCAAGCGTCAACACATCCTGCAAATGATCAGGCGCAAGGTGCGCATAGCGCATCGTCATGTTAAGCGAAGCGTGCCCTAGCACCCGCTGCAGAGTCAGAATGTTGCCGCCATTCATCATGTAATGGCTGGCGAAGGTATGCCGCAGAACGTGAGTTTTCTGGCCAGCCGGCAACGACACCCCAGACACCTTTACCGCATAGTCAAAGCTATCCCGACAGTTCGAAAACAAGCCATAGACCTTGAAGTGAGCATGAATCCGAGCCTCAAGCTCTACAGGTATCGGAACCGAACGACGACGCTTCGACTTAGTATTGACGAAATGGACAGCACCGGCCCGCACACGCTCAGGAACCAACGCTTGTGCCTCGCCCCAACGACAGCCAGTAGCTAAACAAATCGTCGCCACCATCTCGACATGCGGAGTCTTGCAATGATGCCGCAGCGAGTAAAAAACCTTGGCAATGTCAGCCTTCGACAGAAAAGAAAGCTCACGCTCTTGCAGCTTCAAAGGCCGGACCTTAGCCAAAGGGTCAGGATAATCAATCTCCCCCAGCTGCAACAAAACGTTGAAAAGAGACTTGAGATAGCCAAGCTGAATATTGACCGTTTTCCCACTGATACCAGACGCCAACCGCGCAGCCCGATACGCAGTGTACTGAGCCCCAGTAAGCTCCGAAGCCACCGGATCACCCAACGCCTCAGCCATGCGACGCAACACAAGATCAGTACGCTCCACATCGACCAAAGCATGCCCATGAAGCAGCTTCCAACGTTCAATCAGCACCAACAGCCTGCGACGATCCTTAGGCTTAGGGTTCCAAGCAGGATTAAGCGCAACCTGAGACCGAACCATCGACTCAAAACGCTGCGCCTCACCCTTTGTTTTAAATTTCTTGCGAAACCGACGGCCCTTAATAGGCTCAACGTCAGCCAACCAACGACCATCCTCGAGCTTACTGATAGTCACTAGACGGCCCTCCCCCAACGCACCGTCCGCTCGCGCAACAACTCAGCAATATGCTTGTAAATCTGATGCTCTTCTTTGCCCTTCGACGCATAGTGATCCCGAATCACAGGCCAGCAATCCCATTGCTTCAGCTGCTGAAACGCACGCTGCGCCCCGATACGATCACGCGCCACAATAGAAAGAAAATTTCCCAGGAATAACTCCACGTTCTTGCCAGAAAAGCCCCGAGCAGTCTTGTAGTAACGCCTGTAAACAGTATCCTCGAGCAGCGAGTCAGCCTCGACAGAAACCACCACATCATCACGAATCAAGGTCCAAAAGGCGTCATACATTCCCGGCCGGGACAGCAAGCGAAACGACGAAAGCGCATAGCTCCAAAGCCCTTGAAGGTGCCCAGCCAACGCGCTGAAAGAATGCGTACCAATGCACTCGCCAGTCTGATGCAACACCGAACCATCAGCGAACTGCCGAACCACCGAGTGATGAAAACGCGCTTCGATACGATAGACCGGCTTTTCCGGGTCATAGTTAGAGCTGTCACCTGCATCAAAGGGATTATCCGAACGACGCCAAACCGATTCCCAATAGTCCAGCTTATCGATTGCCCGAGCCTGAAGGGTTTTATTGTAAATGGCCATTTGCATGCCAGAAGCCGAGCCAAACAAGAACGATTGGCCCCGCCCATAGGTCGCCACGTTTTCGTCAAAACAAATCGACTGAATACCCGAATGGTCACGTTGAGCCCTAGCACGACAATGCAGGCGCGCGACAAGATCAGCCGGAGGCGTCCACCCCTGCAAATCAAGCGCAACGTGAACAGCACACTGATTGACCTCGCACTGGTCAAGCACCTGAGCGGCAAACCCATCAAGCCACACCTGAAGCTGCTCAGGCGACTTAGAGTCAATCGCATGTGGAGACACCTCAATTTTGAGGTGCGAGCCCACCACATCAGCCTTCTCATTGAAATTCTTGATCAACAAAATCAAGCCAAGGTCAGCATTTTGGAGCTTGCACTGATACCCGGAATCGCGTCCCACACGACCGGCATGCCACCACTCGCCCGCAAACTCCACCATGCCGGGCTCTTCAAAAAGCGCCAGCACCTGAGAACGAATCAGCCCCTTGTAAAGCTGGCGAACCGTATCCACACCACACCGAAGAATGCGAACGGCTGACAAATCAGTAAGAGCAGCCGAAGAAGGATCAATAAAAAGCCGCCCCCGCGTGCTCTCTTCACCCGTGAACACGTCCAGGCGTACCTGATCCTTAGCCTTTTTCATTCCCCATTTCCTTCAGCAATGTGCAGTAATGACCACTTGAAAAACTGTTTATAAGACGTGCTACAGGGGCGTCTTTGGGCCCCAAGAGCGGCCGCTAGGGAGCATCCCCGTGCTGCGCCCGACGCTGCCCCCTAGCGGCTCGCCCGGGGGCCTCAGAATCGCCAATGCTCAGCACAGGCAACGCCAGCTGGGCGGCTACCTGCGGCGACGTAAACGGGGCTTGAGAGAGGTCAGAGAGGGGCTTAGCGGGGTCAAACACCCGCGCCGAAAGCATGACCACCAGATTGGAAGCTTTGGTACGCTCAGAATCGAAGCGGAATAGACGCCCCAGCACAGGAACATCCGAAAGGACCGGCACCCTCGAGGTCGACTTATCGGTCTGCTCAGAACGCAGACCGCCAAGCAAAATCCCGGAACCATTAGCCAACTGGACCTTTGTCGATATACGCCGGGTATTGGTAATGATGTCAGCCGCCGTTTTATCGTTAGAGACGCTGGATGCATCCTGCTCAATAGTCAGTTCAATAGAGCCAGAAGGAGTAATAAACGGCTTAACCTTCAGCGTAACGCCTACATCCTGCCGAGTGATCGTTTGATAGGGGTTATCAGCAGGCGTAGCACCAGAGGTAGTGCTACCAGTGATGAAAGGAACATTTTGACCAACGACTATGCTGGCCTCTTCACGATTCAACGTAAGCAGCTGCGGAGTAGACAGAATGCGACTACGCCCAGTTGACTTAACCGCTTGGAAGAAGGCCCCCAACGTCGGCCCGTCAAACGTCAAGCTAAAACCAAGGTCCGAATAGTCCACCTTACCAAAAGCAGTACCACTAAGGCTCAATCGATTATTCGCGGCCGTAACATTAAGCCCCAGCGACTGAAAATCATCATCGGAAAGTTCAGCCACGACAGCAGTAATCATCACCTGCCTCCTAGGCCGATCAATCTCTTTGACGACCTGGCGCACCACATCAAGCTGATCCGCCGTGGCCGTAACGATCAACGCATTGGACGTAGGAGAGGGCGAAACCATTGCCTGCGCCTGACCAAGCATCGAGCCCTTGCTAGAGGCTTGATCGGCAGCCATGCGAGAGTTCAAAACATCACGCACGGATTCAAAGGCAAAATCAGACTGAAGATTTTGTAGCTGAATAACTTCCGTTTTAAATGAAAGCGGAGTCGGCATTTCTTTCGAACTAACTTGAATGGTTTTTGCGTCACTCGAAAAATAAAAACCGGCCGTGCGGACCGCCTGACCAACCAATTCCTCAAGCTGCTGGGGCGTATCATACTTTGCATAAATAGACAAAGGCGCCGACTTCAAGTCAGCGCCAACGATCAACGACTTACCAAGATGGGCAGAAGCCCAGTCCACCAAATCCATTACGGTGCCTTCTGAAATATCAATTGCTTCAGTAGCATTGACCACCGGAGCAAACACCATCCCAAGAGCTAATAGCCCCCTTGCTATATAGATCATGATTAGGCCCTAGCGATAGATTGAAAGATAATCACTGTCACGAACTAGCAGCGCCTCAGAAGGCCCCCTATCTTTAACAGTAATATTCTTTACGACAAAATCCTTAGAGTTAATGCGCTTGCCATCTTTGGTCTCAAAAATATAACGAACACCGTCTGGAAAGCGCTGGAAAGAAACTATCTTGTAATCTGCAAATTCTTCTTTAAGTTTCTTTGTCGGAACAGGCGCAGCCTGAGGCTTAATATCCTCAGCCGTAGAAATAGCTGCGGAAGGACGATACGTAGCCGCAAAAGTCACAGAGGCGGCAAGAACAGCACCAATAAAGAAACCCGTAATTACACGAGTGCGACGGAAAAAGATTTTCGTTGTACGCATATAGAACCCCAGGTTCCGAATAGCCACCGGAAGCTTTCTACGCCAATAACCAGGAGGGAGCATCGAATAACTACCCTTGTCATATTCCTTGTCATACTCTTGGGTAGTGTCGTAAAAATCGTAATACTCCGAACCACGATAAAACCATTCATCAACCTTCATTGAATTGAACTTTGCACCGTACTTAACAATCGCATAGTGCATTTTGGGCAAGCAGCCATTCCAAAAGCCAAAAGTCAAAAAACGACCCAGCGTACTAAGGAACGGAATTTTTACCCGATCAAGACGATTAATATAAACAACGTGCTCAGCAATAGATTCGCGAACTTGCTTATCAATTACATTGATATTTTGAACAATAAGCCAAAGGTCCCAACGGCGCTTACGAAGAAAAAGAAAGAATTTTAAAAGGTCAGTGCGCCCACCCGAGTTCCAATCACGGGAATTAAGCCAAACACCAGCTTCATCAAGAAAAATGCCGCCGAATTTTTCTTCATCATAAACATCACAGCCAATACCAAGCCCCACAAGATCATCAGCCGTAGGAAGGTCAGGAAGCCGTACAAGACGAGAGCTTTTATTGCCCGGCTTACACAGCTTGTTCATGCGAACATCAACATTTACAGCCACGCGGCGCCCCTTCTTGAGATACTCAAGTATCTTCATGACGGCAAGAAGAGTCTTCCCAGCACCTAACTTGCCGGTGACGATATAAACAGCCATGGGAATACCTATGCGTTTTCGAATTTTTCAGTAATTCGAACGACCCACATAAAAATAAGCGACTTCAAACGGGCCAGCAGAATAGTAGATATAGCAATGGAGAGATTGCTAGGAAGGAACATCCGACCAATGACAATCAAGTCATTAGGCGCTTGCGCAGTGATACCAGCGCCAATAGCGTTCAATGCTACAGTAAACGCAGTAATCGCAGCCCCAATAGAAGCAATAACCATAACAATAACGCCCAGCTTGCTAAAAAACTTGGCGATATATTCAAGGAAAGGTGCAATCAGCGGAGATACAAATCCGATTACCCACTTAGTCAGCTGGGAGAAGAAACGCGGAAACAACTTTTTAAGGAAGCCAATAATCCAGTTCATAGTCAGCCCTGCTTAGCTGCCTTCGCATCTTCAAGGCGAAGACCAGAATAGAAAATCTTCCAAACTGCAATAATCGTCCAGCACCAAACAAGCCATTCAAGCAACGCTTTCATACGGCTAAGAATACAAGTGTCTAACGACATATTGACTGTATATTTGCCAAGCGCGAAGTTGATTGAATAAATGCCGCAGCCGGAAGCAGAAGGGAAAATGCGATTAAGCGCATTACCAAGATCAATTCCACCACCAAACCAAGAGTCAACAGTTGTTGGAACACCATCTAACTTACTTTGAACTTCGCCCTCATGCTCTTGCTGGACCCTATCGCCCTCGGACTTAAGCTTGGCGGCAATTGCATCACCAGCATTACCACCCTTAACTTCAGCCTCAGAATCAGAGCCATCACCGGAGTTGTCGTAATCGGTCCCAAAAAGCTTATCGATGATGGTCTCTAGCAAACTATTCGTCTTATCGATTTTGGGGCCCAGCTTTTCGCCAAGATCATTTATGGCTTGGTTAGTGGCACCAGAACTACCAGACTGGGAAGAACTACCAGGCGTACCGCCAGGAGCCATAGGATCATTGTTTTGATTGCCATCGGCATTACCACCATTAGCAGGATGATCCGGCGAGGAAGGATCAATTATCTTTGTCGGATCGCTGGGATCAAAGCAAGTTTGCTTGCCATTAAAATAGCCGCAATTATTTTGAGTCTTATCAGTGTTTACGCACTGAAATGTACCGTTAAATGTCCCACAACCTTCATCTTGCTTATAACAGCCATATTGACCATTAATCGTTCCGCAACCGTTTTCTTCATCCTTTATGCAAATCGTTTTCCCACCAGCAGTAACACAGCCAGAATCAGGGTTCGTATCACCAGGATTAGGAGCATCCGCGCAAGTTTGCTCAGTGCAATCAGTAGCAGAGTCACTTGCCTCTGCACCAGAGCCGCTATAGAACGCAGTGCAAATATGCGTGCCATCAGTTTCTGCATCAAGATTGCAGTTCGTTTTTGCACCATTAGGGACATAAGCGCAACCATCAACACTCATTTCCCTAGGGCAAGAATAAAGCTTCGAACTTGAAATATAAGTGCAAGACATAGCCACGGCTTTCTTTTTTCCAGCCGTAGCAGAGCAATCTTTAGGTGCATCACAAGAACCAGTCGAGGCATTATAGTTTGATCCAGAAGGACAGGAATCACCACTACGCCCAGCAAAATAACTCCCCGGATTGCTAAAATTAATGTAATTGCCGTTTGTATCCTTAAACCTACATTGAAATTTATCATCTGAAACCTTAGTCACCTCAGCATAACCATGCTGAATTCCACCCCCCAGGTTCAAATTGGAAATGGAAATGCACGCCTGAAGCGGCGACGAGAAAGACCCATCCCCCACAGAAGGATTCCAATAATAATCAACCGCAAAACCAAATTGCCCCCACGCCAGAAGCGTGAGGGCAACCAGTAGGCGGATAGCCGCGCGCATCTACCCGCCCACCCGTCAGGCGCCAGCGGCCGAGAACACGCGGCCAGCCAGCTTGAAGAGGGCGACGCCGCCACGGATCACACCGAAGAGGATGCCACCGGCGGCCATCAGGGAGCCGAAGGCAACCGCCAGATCGGTGAACACATCCATAATCTCGGGCGGAATGGTAATCGCCGCGTTCGCCATTCCGGCCGTCGATGCAGCGGAGAGAACGCCGAGCATGGCGAGGGTTTTGACGCTGGAAGCGGCCAGAATTTGGCCCCCGGCTTTACCGGCCGGAGTCACTTCGCTGGACACACCAACCGGCATGGCCGGCAGCTTGCTTTGCAGTTTCATGAGGTTTTTCCTCTTACGATGCGGCATCAATCAGTTCCTTCCACCCAAGGCGGAAGTGCCCGTAGGCGATGCCAATACCTACAGAACCCACAGCGAGCCCAGCGATATACAGATACGTATCCCAAGAGAGCGACATAGCCGTTACCTCTGATGCCCATGAATGAGGCCCAAAGCCGCGCACTGGACGAGGCCGAGGACAAGTTGAAGGGCGAACAGATCGCCCAACGTGACATTGGCCAGCCAAGCGGACATTTACGCGTCCCCCTTGCCTTCACAGGCGGCTGAAAGACCGATAGAAGTTGCCCGGCTACGCCGGAGACTCTTTATTGATGGCTCGCCGGGGGCCAAAGGCTGCGCCCTTGGAGCGCGGATCAAAGAGCAAAGTCGTAAGGGCTCTGCCCTTACCATCCCGCCCTTCGCCAGGGAGTCAGAGGGGCGGGGGGATAGAGCTTCCCCCGCCCCTATGACTCGCAGGCTTTTTTGTCGGGGAGCCATCAAGGGTTCGCTTCGCCCGTGCCTCCGTTCGCCGGAACGATGAAGCTGTTCCGACGAGCCGGGGGCGCGGCCCTTGACGGAGGCAAGAGTGGCGCCGTCGGCGAGCACATAAACGGCAAGATCGGCGCCGGCCGAGGCCGCGCAGACGCCGGGAGCATCGTCAGACGGTGCGGGGGCAGAGCGCGGCGGCTCGCAGGAAACGGGCCACGCGATGGAGCCGCGGGCCACACCTGCTAGGCCGCCACGGCCCCCGTTTTCGTCCGAGAACATCGGCAGAGGGGCGCGGCCGGAAAACGGCGCCACGTCAGACGATGCAACCCAGGCGGCGCACATGCTTAGGCCCCAGCCTTGTCGCTAGCAGCAGGACGCGATGCAGCAGCCCCCGCCTTGACGGCTTCCACGTCCACAATGCGCGGCTGCATCTTGCCGCCCGCAGCCTTGACCAGGCGGATATGCAGCTGAAGCTCCACCGGCTCAGTCACCGCCGGAAACTTGTCGAAAACGGACGGTTCGACGCCGATTTTCGAAATCGCGTAACCGCGAGTGTCCCCGACGCGCTCCGTTTCCGGCCGGCGACCCACGAAGGCCGAAACGAACACCGAGCGTTCCACCGTGGTGCGCTCAACACCGAGCACCAGCATGTTTTGTTTCATCACTTGATCGAACATAGGAATTACCTCCTAGGGGTTTTTGAAGTGCCCGATTGGGCGTTAAAACTTAAATCCGAGCCGTATCGCTTCATCACGAAAAGACTCAAATCCCTTCTTTTCGAGACGCTCCCTTTGAAGCATTCGCGCCAAAGGCATATAACGGTGACGACAACGCCGACACCTAATCGACCACACAAGCGCTGCGGCATATCCCGGATCAAAAGTGTGCGGACTTTGCCGGCAATGCCACAGATACAACAGAAACGGTTCACCCACTTCATGTTTGCTATCCTGATAGTTCCAGATAGCCCGGCAGCCGAAACTAACTACTGAAATCAGGACAGCCAGCAGCAAGCCAAGCGCTAAGGACGAAACCACCCAACTTGAGAAGATCAGTTCCACGATTAGCCGCCTCTTGTTGCAGAAGAAGAAAATCTGAAGTTTTAACTTGAACCAGGAACTTCTTGGGCGGGTCGCCCGGAGTTTCCCGGCGCGGGGGAATAATCGCGCTCATAATGACCACCAGAAAAAGAAGTAAAGAGGAATCCCCAAGTAAGTCGTAACTACGACAACAAAGAAGCAATACAGCTGAACAACCCTTTTAGGCTCTACGGAAGATATCTCCCGCATAGAACGCCCTAGAATCAAATCCCTCAGCTCTAGAGATACGCCAATCAGAGCGACTACGACCACCGCAATAGCAAGGTCCACGTACAAGTCGCCAAACACCATCTTGAAGATAAATACGGTGCTTGCGACAGAAAGGGCCATGTATACGAACAGGGTTAGGGCCCATTCTCTTAACCCAACAAACCGAGCAATCACAATCTTCAGCATGAGACCGCCCCGAATATTTGAGCGCATACATGACTATTCACCCAGGAAATCCCAAGCCTTGCTTTGAGTCATTTGCCTAAGCGTGAAAACAACAACCGGAATAAGCAACAAAAAGAGAGCGGCAATCCAAATTAAGTAGCAAAGAAAAGCCGAAAAACCTGAGTCAAACAAGTCGGCAGTAAACTTAAAAAACGAACCAATCGAGGCAAAAAGAATGAAAAACCAAAATCCCAAGCCAAGCATGGATTTCAAAATATTCACGCCGAAGCCCTCCGCTGATAAGCAATCCAAGACGGCATTACAGGGCCAGCATTCAACGGATCAGGAAGATAAGGAGCGGAACACTTAGTTAAGACAGAAGAAGACAGCCGGAAAAGACGTTGTTTAACTTCAAGCGATATAACATCGCACTGGTACAGAGCCTCGCAATAACCCTCGAAACGATAAACCACCAGCCCTAAAACGCCAGAACTACGGGAGTTATATGCGTAGGAAAGCTCTGCAAGTAAATGTTCAAGATGCTTCCGATCCATCAGAAATCCTCCTCTTCCAGCAGCTGCTTATTCAGCAAAGCCACATTGACCATCAGGTATTTCCCAACACGACGAGTCGGCAGATAGCCCTGACGAATCCAGCCACGCACCGTTTCAGTCTCCGAGCCCATGCCAATCCAGGCGCAAAAAACCTTCCACGGCAGGAGGGGAGGGGCTGCCGTCAGTTCCTTAACCTTTATCTGTTCCAGTTCCATGGGCTTTGCTGCACTATGTTGGTCTATAGGTAAGGCGCGTGGTTCAGATAAAGGGTGTAAATACTGAACCGTTAGAGACATAGTAATAGCGTACTTACAGAGAGTAAATACTGAACTAGGGCCTTCTTAGATCTTTATGGAATCGATTCAAGATAGGGCTATAACCCTTATCTATAAGACAGGGTTAGACGACCTAGTAAGGCAATCTGATATCAACTACAGCCGCTGGAAGAACCTACGCCACAAAAAAGCGAGGATCAGCACAGAGGAAGTAGAAGTTTTGGTCAAAATTTATCCAAATTACGCGCTATGGCTTGCAAGCGGCCAAATAGCACCAGAATGCGGCCAGACAAGCCCCGAATACGACGAAGCCAACAGAAACTTGCCCAATCAACACGCGGGATAGCGCTCACCAAGGAAGTCAGTAGGCGTTGGTATGCCCAAGCGAAAAGAAGGGAATCAGATGAAGTGGCAAATTGCGATCATTGGAGCAGCAATGCTGGTCATAAACACTGCACAGAGCGAGACGACCAGTGAAGAAAAAAAGGCCGCAGCCTTACAGCGACTGCTAACCATCACAACACTGTCCCAAACAGATAGCAGAGTGAGTCGATGGGAAGACGAACGCTGCAAAGCAGCTAGAGCCCAATTTGACGACTTCTACGGCAAACCAACAACCGCTGAAATGGACGAAATCTACAAAGCATGCTTCAACCGTTAAGTGTCGAAAAAATGTCGAAAACGTAGCCCATCACTGGGCCACGTAGACCAAGAACAAACGCGCAAAACCCCGCAATATGCAACGTAGGGCACTGATAACCATAGTAATTATAGGGTTCGACTCTCACTGCCTTCCGCCACTTCC